AGCATACTCCTTATCAGCTCTTTGTTTCGTGGGTCATCAGCATCAATATCACCGTTATCCTCTTCGTATGTTGGTAATACAGCACTGTACAGCACTAAATTTGCGTAGCTTAATTCAAATAAAATTGCGTTGAAAGTCAGTTGAGGAAAGTTTTTGGCCATACCGGCAACCAGTGACCAAATACTGTCGTTTTCTATACCACTCCCCTTGTTTTTCTTAGAATGTTTATTTCGCACAGGGAAGTGGTAAGAGCGAAAAAATCACCAATCTCCATCCGGGAAAGTTGGCCGACGATGAAAGAATTTACTTCACTGGGCCTGCACTCAAAAAGAATTTTATCGGCCAGTGCATCAACTTTTCTCGCATGAGGAGTTTTAAGGCGATTTAAGAGAGTCTTTCTTTCGGAATGATAAAAAATATGCCTATCGACGCCCAATATTAATATTGCGGCTATTTTGCCCAAAATCTGGCATTCTTTGGCTATCATTAGTGACCCGAAAAACACTTCGTCGTTTTCGAGCTTTATGTCCGGTAGTTTTGAAATCAATCTCGACACCTGAATTAATGTGGCAGTAGTGGGTGGAGCCATTGGATACTCCTTACCGCCTATCATGATTTTTCCAGCTTCCTGAAAAATTGTACTTGCTACTTTTTCTTCAACACGCATATCAACCCTTCAATAAAAAATTGTTGCGAGGGGTGGAATCGAACCACCAACCTTCTGTTACAATTAAACAGACGAACAACCATCGTTCTCCCCCGCTTGAAAAAAGGCTATCCAGCCTACCCCGTATACGGTTTACACATCTTTCCGTTTGCCGGCTTGAGAGCTTCAAAAGTGTATTTGATGAGCTTTCCATCGGCTGCACTCCATATTTCCTCAACGCTCACAAGCGATTTTTCAAAGATGAATCCTTCGGCTGTCGGGTCTTCCGGTGTTAACCGAACTGCATATTTGGTTGCAATCACTCCATCGTTATCCTCGATGGGCCGGGTATCGCCCGACTTAACGAAAACCTCACACTCGAAAGTGTAGGAGTTTTTGGAGTAGCACATATCCACTAAATCACCACCTTCTGCCCTCGCTTCCCGTTTCTTTCCCTTAGTGGTGGAAAGGCGTGCACTGTCTTCCCGAACTTCAGGAAATGCCGTATAAACGGGAGAAGCTGGCAATGCACCATCAACATAGGGCGCTACTTCTATTTTGGGTTTTCCCCACGATAAAGCCATAACTTCAAAAATTTAAAATGTCACGTAATCGAATCTCAACTTCACATTTACAAAGTGCTGGTCGGTTTCTTCTGCTTTGAAAGTTTGGATGAGTGAATCCAGCGAAAAGCGATAACCATCCTTTTTGAGGGATGATATTATACCCTGACACAATTCCTCAATCTGGTTACACCGGGCGATGTTTTTCACCTTATTCTGACCTCCGAACTCAATGTCAGGAATGAAGATATTGATGTTCACAATCCCACGCTGGAACTGGCCATCAATACCTGTCAGAAATGAGACAATCGCATCCTCCTGATGAGAGTTGAAAGGGCGCATCCCATCACGGTAAATTCCGCCTGAAATAACCGATTTGAGCGAACTATCTCTGATGAGCTGAAACACTTCCTTTTCAAATGTACTTCCGGTCTTTTTCATTGCACTTTGAATCCTAACTGCCGTAATAATTTGGGCACTAAATCCTCTGCCAGTAATTCTGATTTTTTGAGGACATTGCGTTTGGTCTCCACATAAGCTGCGTAATTCATTCCGGCAACCACTATCAAAACCAAACCTTTTTGGTTGTTGGCAATCAGGCTTTTCAGGAAATTCTTTCCCTCTTTTACACCATCATCACCATCTTTTTCCTGATGAAAGCCTGACATGCTAACAACTCTTCCCTCTTTGAGTATCATATATCCGATAGAGCTACGCAAATTACCCGTCTGATCGATGTAGCCGGGATTTAGCTTTGCTTCCCGAACACAAAGGACACCCACATATTCGAGCATATAAATAAGTTTGGCTTCCCGTTCTTTGAGACGTTTGGCCATGTACTCATCAATAGCGGTTTGTGGTGTTATCTGTTGAATAGGCATCACACGGTAATTTTAATGCGCTTTACGGATTCCAACACTTCAAGACTTAATACCTGCTTTTCACAAACCAGCTCCTTTTTTGAGTTGGAAAGTTGAATGAAATCTGCTTTGAACGACATATCCTTTAGGGTGATGGTATAGGATGATTCCTGAAATTCTCCTCCCACGTACACCCCTTTGTTAGAATGCGTATTAGCAGTATACTGACAGGGGATATATTCCCCCCATGTCTTTACTGCTGTAATAGGTTCTCCATCCTCGTTGATACCACCTAAGGTTTGATACATCGCCCGAACAAATCCCTTCATACTACCAAATGTTTGAATAATCCCTGATGATTGGTTTTGTAATATCCTCTAAGCCGAGTTCCCGGCAAAGAGCAGAATAGTAGAGTTTTATTGCATCCAAATTCCATGTCATCGAAACACCACCTTCAGAAACAGTTGATTGAACTGGCAGCCATGTGCCCAGGCTCCGATGAATCGCACGCTTCACTTCATCAACACACACATCGGAACCCGGGTCAAGGCTGTTCTCAACAACTATTAAATCAACCAATGAATCTCCAACCTCAAATTTTGAAAGAGCTATTTGCAGGTGTTGCCTTGTAGTCATAGATCAATCCACATTCAGAATGTACACCTTATCGATGGCTTCAAATGCCGGGAAAGCATTCAGCTCAACAGCCGTGAATTCTGCCCACGGGTCGTTCTCCTGCCATTTGCTGAGTAATGCTCGGTTGTAAACAGCGTAGTTTACATGCTGAACTGGTTGCATCTGTTCCAGACAAACAGCGTTTTTGATAACTCCCAGCTTACCCGATGGAATGAAAGAAATGTTTCCTTCCTGCCATGGGCGGAACGTATTGATGATGCCATCCTTTTCGATACCAATCACTTCATCTACCAGTTCGATAGGTGGAAGTAAGTTGGCCTGCAGGTACTCGTTAACCTTTGCAATGGTAGCAATGGCTGCACCTTTTTGCAGTTGATTGAAAGAGATCAAGCTATCAATCACTTCCTTGCTTTTAGCCAACTGCATGGCCTGCGTCATACTCATCAGAATTTTTTCAAACGAGTTACCTTTCAGCCGGGCCTGAGTAACCACATTGGTAATGTCGGTAAGTGGAGTGGAAGTAAGCGGATTGCGCCACTTGCGTTCAGCAGTGGTAGTAACCGAAAGCTTGTTATCCAACGGCATCAACAGGTCTAAATCCTCTTTTAAGATGATACCATCAGGGTTGTTATCCACTGTGAGCGAAATCTTTCCGGTAGAGATGGCTTGAAGAACCATAATATCCAACCGTTTGTGTGGTGCACTTCCGGCTTTCTTTACATCATCGAATAAGAAGTCCAATAGCTGGGCTTTCTTAGCTGCTTCATCCAGACTAGAAGCTTGTAAAGCAAGGAAATCACGATAATCGCCTTCACGCATGGAGAACTTCTGCTTAATGGCAGGAATTTCACCCTGATACTTGCTCATTTCTGAACGAGCCCTCAAAGGTGCTTCCGAAGAACGATTGACAATCGAAGCGGCTGCTTCAATACGGCTTGCACCTACCACCGAAGTGAAGGTAAGCGTCTGTTGTGCCGGAGCCCAGCCAAAATATTTAGGATACCAGTTGGGAGCGAAACGGTCGAGACTATTATCGATAATAGCCTGCAAACTGCTTGCATACACCCCGAATATGGATTGAATTTTAGACATAAATTATCCCTCCTGTTTAGTAAGATTGTGAGAAAATAATGAGAGGAAGTTTCGCCTTGATTGCTTCAGGAACCGGAACAATTCTGCGTGCATAAACAGTTCCCCGAAGTACTACGGCAACATCAGCAACTCCGTTAGAGTCAATGATGACATCCTCGTAAAGCAAGCCTTTGAGTTGAGTGTAACCCTCATCGTTCACATACAAAGCATCACCAACCGAAAGAGCTACTCCCAGCGTTGCAGAGAGTTTCACCACATCGTAATCCTGATGGGTGGTGTTAATTTCAGTGATATTTTGTGATCCTGATGCTGTACTCGAAGTGAGAGCCATACCAACTTTGAGCTTGTGCCCTTTGGTTACTTTGTAATCAGTAGCAGAAGCGATTGCACTTGCCTGCATTACCGCAAACTTGCCAACCTTTGCTTTGCGTGTGGTATCGTCAAAACCGATTGGAATTCCGGCAGGAACAACTGTTCCTTCGGTGCTAAATGCTGAATCATGCAGCAAATAACCACCTTGGGCAACCTGAGTGTTTTTACTCTGCCAAATAGGGATTCCAGCCCGTGCATATTCTTTTTTAATCTGCATAGCTTAAATTTCAAAAGTGAATAAATGATTGATTGTTATTCCTGTCGGGTGCCTGCCCATGCTTTGATGTCGGCAGTAACCGATTCCTGAGAAACAGTCCCTGCAGGAATGCCAGGGCGGGGGAAGCTTCCCAATCCGGAGTTTGCAGCCTCCTGCGTAAATGCTTCAAGGTTTTGCTCGGTTTCAGAAATGAAAGAGTTGAACTCCTCCTCATTCTGAAATTGCATCTTACCAAAACTGCTCATTACAGTTTTCTTAAATGCTTCCGGAGCTGCTTTGAGTTTACGCTCAAGAGTTTGCTTACGTGAATCGGTGATTTTTCCGTTCTCAAGAAGTGAGATTTTTTCCTGAAGGGGTTGTACAGCAGCCTGAATAGATTGTTTGATAATCTCGGCTACTTCGTCAGGAGTTTCTTGTTTGGGAGTGTCGGTTTTGTGAGATTCTGATTGGTTTTTCTTGTCAACAAAATCATACTTCGAGCGAAGTGTGCTTTCAAAGGTTTTGTTGGCATTGGAAACTTCCGAATCAACCTCACGTCTCCATTCTTTAATAAAATCAGTAACTTTCTCGACCGATAGTTTGTCGATGAGTGCCTGTGCTTCGGATTCATCAGCAACCTGTAACGCCAGTGAGCGTGCCAACTGCTGTAATCCGTCTTTTCGTGCCTGTGTGAATTTATTAGTCAACAGCGCTAAAATCTTCTCGTTCATGGATACTTAATTAAGTATTTTAATAAATTCTTTCAGACAAAAATAAAACAGAAAATGCTTATCTGATAAACACTTTCTGTTAATTAAATATAATCTCAACAATTTGATATTGAATGAGTTCCGTTGAATTATCCTGACATGATTAAAAGGTTAGATTTCAAACTCGATTTCATTCTCACTCGACATCCAACAGCAACTGGAAAGGTGGAAACCGTTATCGGAAAGGTAATTTTCAATCATGGTGCTTTCGTCGTCCTCTTCAGGCAAGATGATGTTTTGCAGGTGTGTTACCTTGCAGCATGAATAATCCATTACTACTACATTGACTGTTTTCATAGCTTTCAAAAATTATAATCGTAAAACTTCACTGGCTTATCACTCATTTTATACCTACCATGACTGCCGGGCTTTCCCCAGCCGTTTTTGGTATGAGTGATAGTCTCAAGTGGATATTCCGGATTACTGGTACACTCCCAACGTTGAGAATCGTTATCTTCGCAGTGGGCAGCAAAACCTCCCTGATGGAAAGTTTGAGGTGACACCTTCAGTACCGCATCCATTTTTCGGATCATTACTTTTTTCGGGCTGACTACTTCTACAACCTCGTAAGGTTCCACATCTGTCCAAAGATATAGGTTGCAGAATGGTTTGATGTCTGTATTCGTTGCCATATTACTTAATTTTTGATGCTTCTGTTACTATGTGTTGAGCTATTGTAAGAGGGTGAATGTAAATACAGCAAAGCCAGTACAGATATTGATATTTGCCGTTGTGTCCACCGATTTGACCTAGTTTCCGGTAATCCTCATTTTCGAGTGCGTAATACATTGCTTTCTCGATGTAGTCCTGAACTTCCGGTACTGAAATGTACTTTTCAATCTGCATCCTGAAGCTCCGGTTAATTGGCTTCATGTACCGCTTTTGAATTTGAGCTATTGTTATCATAAGGACGTTTTTTAAAGATTATACTTCTGTTTGATGATTTGTATTGCTTCTTGCTTGATTGCTTCTGTATTGAGCTGTAATGACTGGTAGAAACTTTCTTTTCCGGTTAATGATTCCTGGGCTATCTGAAGAATTCGTCTTTCCTCGGTGGTTAGTCCTATCCGGAATGTTTTGAAGATTTTCAATGCTCCGGCTAAATCACCGGAGCTGAATAATGAGAGGGCTTTGTTTGTTTTGGTTTCCATGATTAGTATACTGCTATAATTGTGCTGTTTAATACTATGGTAAAACCACCTTTGGATTCAGGATTAGCATTTATGATATATTTGGCCCTGCTAATGGCATCATCTAAACTTGTAAAGCTATCACAGAAATACTCGTTGTAAAACAATTCGTAGGTGAATGTCAATTCTGAATGTTTTTGCTTTTGCTTAATCATAACTATTTAGTTTTTAGTGTTTTATTATGATACAAACTTACAAAGGATAGGTAATATTTGCAAGCAGCTAAACACATATAACTAACTGATTTATATTTGTTTAACTAATTATTTATGCACAAAAAAAGGGAGTGATTTCTCACTCCTCCTTTTGGGTCAGATGGTTTAATTTTTTAACCATGCTACGTTGATTCCGGTCTTAACTCCCCTGACTGTAATACCTACCCAGACATCTTCCAGAACATCTTCTTCATCAGGTTCTGGTAAGTCGAATCCTTTTGTTAAAAGAGAATCGTAATTGCCAATTTCTTCTACTGTGTAGGTTTGATTTTCGTAAAGTTCTGTTACTTTCTGTCCAATTTTAATTTCCATAACAATTTGATATTTAATAGATTAGTAGTATTGATTGATAGTACAAACTTACTAAGGGATTTGGAGAAATGCAATCTTTCAGCGCATGTCAACAAACTGATTTAGAATTGTTTAACTAATATTTTCGCACAAAAAAGGGAGTTATTTACACCCCCTTCGTTGCTTTCAAAATTGTGATTACCTTGACATTAACAGCTCCATTTTTCTGATGAGCTTTGAATGATTGTCATTCCAAAAATCTTTAATCAGAGTATCCCAGTTGGTTTCTTTGTTTACCTTGATGGTTTTATACTCACCATTGAATAATCTGTAAGTGATTGAGGCATTTCCTTCTTTAAAGTAGGAGTTGAAAAAGCTTTCCGGATAGAAACAGATAATATATGTTCCGAAGCAGTAGTTCCGTAAACCAGAAGGAATATTTTCCAGCTTCTCGAGATTGCAGTCAGGTTCAAATCTAAGCTCATACCCGTTGTTATACGGCTTCATCTCGAATTCAAAACCTTCGATGTAACCCTGAGCCTCCATTTCGGAGAAAAAATCGTAAATAAGTTGGCCGGATCTTTCAACTGCTTTTTTGCTGATTGACTGTGCTGACAATAATGGATTGTTGAATAAAGATGTCATAACTAATTGTTTTATAGATGATTAATGAGTTAGTAGTATGATACAAACTTACTAAGGGATTTAAAGAAATGCAATCTTTCAGCGCAGGACAACAAGCTGATTTAGAATTGTTTAACTCAATATTGTCAGGTCAAATAAAATATTTCTTACATTTCTTTGTGTTTTATAAATGTATATTTGTATATTTGCACTATGATGAACTATGAAATGATGATTTACTTTAGAAAACAAACTAGACATAAATTACTGTTTAAACATTTGTTACAATTTACCAACTTTCAACTATTTATTGAATGCTAAATGGTTAGATATTAAAATTGAATAGTTTAAGCAAAATAATTGAATTCAATTAGCATATAGATACAAAAAATTTGGTTCAGGTCATGTCGGTGTTAGCAGACATATAAAAAAATGAAAATAGACTAAGAAAAAAGAACAGAATATAAATACTTAAAACATAAGAGAAAATGCAAAAAGTAATTTCAGTAACAACAAGGGCTTACATTGGTGGTAAAGAAAAGTTTATCGAAACCGAATATCCTGAATTAAAAAGCACTTGACGAAGGATATTATGTCAAACAAGTTATCCCCATAATTCTAAATAATGGAAACGGCGTATATTATGACACTATTTTCATACTTGATAAATAGACAATATAAAAACTGCTTATAATTTATATAAAGAAGAGATAATCAATTATCGTTCTTTTAAGTATTCAACTAATGATATTTTAGTTTTTAAATGTATTCTTTAAGACTTTTTTTAAATCATGACTTGTTATGACAGTTGAACTAACGCAGACAGACTTGTTTGAATTGAAAATTGGTTATTTACATGACTTAAAACAATTGACTAATAGACACCTAATCGCCAATACTCGCCTCGTATGTACATTGGTGGGGATACGAGAAAACTTGGAGCTTTAAGCTTTTATTCATGTTCTGTACCGACTAACAGTTTATACATTAAAATGCCCTTTTGAACGCAAAAACCGAAAATGATGTAATACGTGTAAGTGAAAAAGACCGAATTTCATACTCAATAATATGGAAATAAAACATAAAGACTTAATACTTGACGAAAGCAAACCATTTCTTCATTGTAAATTAGATAGACAAAGAAATGCAGGAGTTTTAACTTCAATTGTACAAACATATGCAGAAGGATTTGTATTAGCTTTGAACGGGAAATGGGGAACTGGTAAAACTACTTTTGTGAAAATGTGGCAGCTAAGTTTACAACATTCTGGACATAAAACTATATATTTTAACGCTTGGGAGAATGATTTTGAAAATGAACCATTAACTGCTCTGCTTGGTGAATTAAAAAAACTTGTTAATAATAAAACTGACAGCTACAAATCACTATTAAATAAAGGAGTAATAATAACAAAGAACATATTACCTGCACTTGCAAAAGGGGTTATTTCAAAATATCTGGATGCGGGTATAACATTGGATGTATTAGAAAAATCAATTGATGCGGCAACAGATATTTTGGATAAAGAAGTAGATAATTATGTAGATAAAAAACAAGGGCTTGTTGATTTCAGAAAAGAACTTGAAAATTATATTCAAACAAATAATGAAGGTAAACCAGTAATTTTTATTATCGATGAATTAGATCGTTGTCGCCCGGATTATGCAGTTGAAGTGCTTGAAAAAGTAAAACATTTTTTTTCAGTAAAAGGAATTATTTTTGTTTTATCAATTGACAAAATGCAATTAGGTCATTCTATAAGAGGTTATTATGGAACAGAAAAATTTGATACTGATGAATATTTACGAAGATTTATTGATTTAGAATATAAATTACCAATACCAAACACAAAAGCATTTTGTGACTATTTGTACGACTACTATCAATTTTATGAATTCTTTGATTCTAGAGAAAGAAATCAATATAATCAACTTAAAGGCGATGGCGATAGATTTAAAAAATTCACGAGTAGACTATTTTCTATATACAATTATACATTAAGACAACAAGAAAAGATTTTTGCTCATTCTCGTATTGTATTAAGATCATTCAGCACTGCCAGCTTTGTATTTCCGCACCTTTTCATGCTCTTGATTCACTTGAAAGAAAGTGAGCCAGAGTTCTACAATAACATAAAAGACCTAAAAATTTCAATTCAAGAACTAGTTAGTAATTATGAAATGATTTTTCAATCTATATTAAGAGATGAATTAATCAATGAATATAATAAAGAATTTATTCATGCTGAATCATTGTTAATATTATTTTACAACAATAATCTTGTAAAATCTAGTAATCGGATTAGGAATAATAGTGAGTTAGTCATAATAAAAGATAATGAGAATCAGCTATCATTTGATACAACAGATGATGATAAGTTTAGAAATACTCTATTAAGGTTTTTGACTAATAATCTAAATTACGAATTCTCCAGTTTTGAATTATCGTTAATAATTAACAAAATCGAACTACTTGAAAATATTAATTAAATAATAACTAAACGCGCAACACTAAGACACGAATTCATAAAAGAAAAATTGAACATTTCTCTTCAAGACAATGAAGAAGGCTTGGATTATTTAAGAAACAGATATAAAGAATATCTACCTGACGACTTCTAAGAAAAATGCAGCCCATATCGAGTGGACTGCCCTGCCGGAAGTTAACCGACAAGGAGAGCCCTTAAGTGTTTGTAAACAGTGCTTACTGTAAATACAGAAAAAGGAGGTGTAGATATAAACGTGTTATCGCCAAGTTGAAGAAAAAATAAGATACAAAAAGGGAAAGGCCTTTTAAAATAAAGTGATAATACACTATCAATAAAAAATCATAATATATTTGTTTGCTGTAGAAAATGTGATAACTTTGTGCTTACATAAATAAAAAGAAAGATTATGGAAGTATCGATAGTAAAGATTGGCAATTCAAGGGGTTTTAGATTAAGTAAAACTTTATTGGAAAAATATCAAATCAAGGATAAAGTTGAATTAATTCTTGAA